TTTTGCATTCTTCCTCTTGGCATTATCCTATAAGCAAGTAATACTATTTAATAAAAAAGGGACCCCGAAGGGTCCCTTGTGTTGATTTGTGAATGAGAATCACATGAGGTTCTCAATTCTAACACGACGATAATACTGGTTGCGTGAAGCGGTGAGTGCTTCAGCATCAGGAGTACCGTTAGACTGGACAACGAATGGGTTAGCAACCATGCCGTAGCGAGTCTTAAAGCCAATCTTAGGCTGGAAGGTGTCAGGACCGATTGAACGGACCATCTGGAGGGGTACGTATGGGCAGTAGAAGAGACCTGCGTCATAAGGTGAAGTACCCTTATAACCAACAACGTAGTAGTGGCTGCTGGAGACGTTCGCAGAATAAGGATCAACGTAGACCTTGATGCGACCGTTCATGGTGCCGACTAGGAGGTTGCCAGTGTCATCAACTTCACCGATGGAAGGACCACCAGCGCCAGTTAGACCTGAGGAGTAGTCAAGGGTGCCGCTCATAGCGAGAGCAGAAGCAACATCAGCAGAAGTGATGATGAAGTTGCCCTTTCCTCTACGAGTCTCTTGTGCGATTGCGTTAGCGTCACGCTCAATCTGGAACATTAGACCCTTGAATTTCTCAACGGACCAACGACCGTTTGAGTCAACGTCAAGGTCAAAGCGACCAGCGTTAGCAACGTTGTTCTGAGCACCAGGCTTAGCGATGGTGTATACAGTACGAACGACTTCGCGGTTGATTTCAGCAAGGATCTCGCTTGAAAGGATGTTAGCGAGTTCTTGCTCAGCATCAAGACCATGGATTGCCTTGAGGTCTTGTGCTAGTTCTAGGGTGTACTCAGCTTTGAGTGCTCTTGACTTCGCAGTAACGGAAGTCTTCTCAATGCTGAATGACATTTCGCGGAAGAGTTTGCCGCTTTCGCCTAGAGCTTCAGCATCTTCACGTGCCATTGGGGTGACGCCACGGTCATAGGTTCCAGCAGGGGAATCGTTGAGTAGACCAGGATCGTTACCAGCAACTGGGTTAGCAGTATCGTATGCGTTTGCAGTTGCGTCATAACCTGCAGAGAAGTCGCTGTCGGGCTCGTTGTAGAGTGCCTCAACACCACCACGACCTTCGTAGTGTGACTTCATTGCGAAGATTAGTCCAGTAGGACCAGACATTGGTTGAACGCCGCAGATATCGTAAGCAACGAGGTTAGGCATTGCACGACGGATGAGGCTGATCATTACAGGATCAAATCCAGCAAGACCACCAGTCTGGGTGGTTAGACCTGAACCTGAGAGTGCGTTACCACCGATAGCACCAGCAGAGTTACCTGCAGCACCACCAGCTTCTGCTAGCATACCGCGCTCTTCGCGCATGAATCTTTCTTGGTTTTCTAACAGAACAGCGGTAACACTCTTTCTATAGTTGTCGGTGATGGCGGATGAGCCTTCATGACCTAGAACAGGTGCCCACTTTTCTGTTAGAGCTTGTGCGTTAAACATTTTTAGCTCCGATTGGAAAATAAGGGGGTTAATTTATAATCACTTCCAGCGATTCATTGCCTGAAGATATGCTGCCATTGCTGGTGACATTTCTTCTGACTCAACTGGAGTTTCATCTGCAACCTCTGCTGCAGGTGCAGTTGCTTCCTTGAAGTATGACTCCTTAATGGTTGCAACTTTCTTGGAGAATGCTTCTTCGGAAACAAACTCTAGACCCTCAGCAAGTGCTGCGAGTTTTTCTTTCTGAGTATCTGCTAGTCCTTCCGAAACAGTGTTCAGAATGTTGAGTTTGGCAGACTCATTTAGACGATTTTGTAGTTTCACATTTGCTTTGACCTGTTCGTCAAGGCGCTCTTCCATCTCACGAATTGATTCAGCCATACCCTCTACCACGTCAACTTTGTCGTCGGGGATAGAGATGTAGTGCTCTTCAAAGAGATTCTTCAGACCTGCGATGAAGTCTTCAGTGATCTCATTTCTGATGCCACGGTCAACAGCTACTTGATTCTCTTCTAGCCATTGAGTGACTGCGTAGTTTACAGTTCCGTTAACTTCCTCAGAGAGTTCTGCCTTTGCAGACTCAAGTTGCTTCTCTAGTTCGTTAGCGAAATGCTCTACAAGCTTGTCATACTCTTCCGAGATCTTTGCTTTGACTGCCGCCTCAAAGATGGTCTTTGCTTTCTCTGCAAATTCTTCGGAGAGTTCGGTTCCCTCAAGAAGTGCCTTAACGTCGTCAGAAACGTCAATGCTCTCAAATGCGGGTTTGATAGGATAAGATACGTCGGGACCTTTACCAGTTCCGTATGCAACTTCAGCGCCTACAGATGGTTGTGGATCTTTGCCAGGTTTGCCAGCGGTTGAAGTAACGCTGCTGTCCTGTGATACAGGTGCTGCTGCTTTAGCGCCAGGATTCTCTTCGCCTTCTTCTTTGTTAGAATGAAGGGGTTCAGACTGGGAACCACCAAGATCAGTTTGTGACTGATTAGGTGCAACCGATGTAGGAACAGTAGGCATTGGATCTTTGCCGCCGCCGCGCTGTTGTGGATCACCCGAAACTGCTGCGGGATCTGAACCTGTACCAGGAATTACTGAAGCAGTTACACGAGGCATGGGATCCTGTGCTCCCGCTTCCATAACGATTTCCTGCTCGCCCAGAAACTCCTCAAACTTTTCGTTTAACATGTCTGACATTTTGAGTCCTTCCGTAAATCTTATGATTATCTATTGTTTATTTATTAAATTACAAACCTGCGAGGAAGTTTTGGAACACTTGAAGCGTTCTCTCCTCTAGGTTTTGGCGAGTAGACTCGCTCATGTAACGTTGATATTTAGCAACCTTGGACTCCTTAAGGATTCCGTTATCCCAAACCCACTCTTTACCTTCCATGATTCCGTTAACGAAAGCATCTGGTGCAGAGGGATCTGCTACAATATCTGCAGCAGTTGCTAGCATAAAATCATCCATGACATACGCGGTATCTTCGCGTCTGTCAATACTTCCCATTCCGCGTGAGGATACACCAAGTTGCACACCTTCGCCTAGGAGAGACTTTGCAATCTTACCCATGGGAGTATCTAGGATTTGGGCTTTGCCCATGAAGTTATTACCTTCTGCTCTAAGCTCGGTAATTCTGTGGGAAACTCTATCAAGGTTGACAGTAGGACCATCAGGATGACCCAACTCACCAAGAGCACGCTTAGTTTTAACATACTCCTCGTTATAACGATTGACTTCTCTCTCCAATACTTGGAAAGGATATACACGACCGTTTCTATTCTTCAGTTCAGACTGAAGAAAGACACCTTCAATGTATAGTTTCTTGTCAGCACCAGTTCCCTCGGTGATGACTTGAACATTCTCAATCGTTTCCGTTATCAGTTTCATTGGTTTCCGCTTCTACTGGTTCATCAAAGTAGGTATTGGCAACTGTCTGCTTGTAAGTAGACAGTGTTTCTGATGCTTTTGCATAGAGCAAATCTTGGATTGCATCAATTGCCTTTGCCCTTTCGTTGTCTGCGATAGCAGATACGATGTTCACGACTTCCGCTTCAGGATTAACCTGATCCATTGTATTATCCATGACGTTATTCTTTATTTAGTATTAGTAGAAGGTTTGGGTTGCGCTTTTGCCAATTGAAGTTGACGTTGATGTGCAATTTCAGAGTCTTCTTGCCCTCTTTGTTGTGCATCGTCTGCCTGTTGCGCTTGAATTTCTGGAGCAAACGCTTGATTCTGACGGTCCATCATGTCAAATGTATTGACATCTGCAGGATTCATTGCAAGACCAGAGTCAATCTCTCCGCGCATTTGTTTTTCAATCTCTTTATATTCTTTCTCGTTCTGCTGTAGAATTTGACGACGAATATATTCAATAGAGAAGTATTTTCCGACAAAAGGATCCATTTGAGTTGCAAGATTGATGCGCTGCATCATTAGTTCTTGCTCTTTCAACTCATTAAAATGGTTGTCAAACAGGAAGTCATACTGGATATGCTCCTTCATGTCATCCCAATCTTCAGGAGAAATTACTCCTTTGAGAATGAGTTGGGTCTTGAGAATATCGTGGAAGAGTTCACTAAATCTCTTACGAAGTCTTCCGATAAACTTGGTAAATTTGAGTTCGTCACGGAGGACTTCAGTTGTTTTACCGAGGTTAAATCCTTTGTTATCGTCGGTAAGACGAGAAGGGGGAAGGTTGAGAGAGTTATAAAGTTTCTTCTTGAAATACTCAACATCTTTGAGTTCGCCTAGGTTCTGACCGCCAGGTAAAGTTGTGATCTCAGTGCCACGTCCACCCTCTCTACGAGGTAACCAGAAATCTTCAAGCATACTCATGTGCTTTTTGTCGTCACGGATCTCGCCAGTGCTGGCATCGTAAACAAGTTTGTTACGATAACGTGCCATCACATCACGGAGATATTGTTCCGCTTTGACCTTTGGTAGATTGCCAACGTCAATGTAGAAAATTCTACGTTCAGGTGCGCGAGACAATCTGTAGATAACAAGAGCATCCTCAATCATTCTGAGTTGGTTGAGAGACTTGATTCCTTTGTGTAGGAAACTCAAATGCATTCTCTTGTTAAGATCTTGTAGTCCCGAGGAACAGAATGCGATAGAATCTGCGGCAATCTTAATTCCTTGGGAATTTGACATATCACCAACAGGACCGAGTGCTCCGCCTCTTAGATATCCTTTGGGATTGTACAGGAAATAATCAATATAATTGCCCCACTCGTATTCTAGGGCAGTTCCTTTCAGTGCTCTATTGACTCTAGGATCGTCAGAACCATTACTGAGTTTTTGCCTGACTTTACGAATCTTGAGCGGATCAATATAACGAAGTTCTAGAATACCTTTCTTTGGGTTGTCTAGATCAATAACTTTATGGTAGTATAGTTTACCGTCAATATACCAACTACGAATAATTTCGTGAGCGCGATTGTCAAAGTTCAACATCTGTTTGATTCTGTCAAACTCGTCACGAATTTTTTTCTTTACACCAGCTCCAACTTCTAAGTTGTTGAGGTCAACTTCAACGCAACTGTCATTAGCATCGCTAACAACAAATTCGTTGACAATCTCATCCACAGCAGAATCTACCTCAGGATGCAGAGACATGTCTCTGTACCTACGAATTAATTCAAACTCGTTTCTTGCAGTAGCGTCTGTGTCTACATACGTTCCAAAATAACCACCTGCTGCAATTGAAACTGGTTCATCAGCAGAAGGAGGGACAGGGGACTGACCCTTCTGACCCTCCTTACGGTTGATTTGGAAGCCAAATAATTGACTCATTACTATTCAAATCAGAATGCTATTACTATTTAGTTAATAGAAATATTGCTAGGTCCAGTCTTGGAGTCATCACCACTACCTGTGGATGCAACTGTCCAATATGAATATTGGAACTCAACACTGAACTCTTCAATCTGATCGTTGCTGTCATAAGCGAGATCAACTGCAGAAACACTGGTTGGGAACGCATACCATAGTTTGTATGATCTGAGTTCTGCACCACCCTCTGAACTATCCTTATCAAGTTGTCTTACGATAACTTGTCTGGTGTATCCAGTGGTGTCTGATGGATCAGCAAGTGCTGCGGTGTTTGGATCGTGTGAGTTCATTTGCTCCATCCACTTTTCAAACTGAGCACGAATCTTCATGTCTCTGTCTGTGATGAATGTAGCACTCCAGTTATCAAACGTTCTGTCTCCAGCAATTTTGACGGTTCTTCCTCTAAAAGGAACTTCAATAACTCCAATGTTGGAAGCAGGCAGTGCTGCTGACTTACACATGTATGATGCTAGAGTGCCATCTCCTGCATCAACTCCATCGGGGAATGTGAATTCCACCTTGAACATGTTGGGTCTAACACCCTGCTTAACCTGACTCAGGAATCCTGATAGTTTACTGTTAACGGTTGCCATGGGATTTAATTACTCCTTCTTTAGTATTTAACGGAAAAATCAGCGTCCAACGACTTCGCTGAATGAAACCCCAGTTCTAGTTGCAGTAAAGGTTACTGTTACGTAGTTGATGGAGCGGGTTGGTTTGATGAAAAGTTCCGCAACAAACTCATTGCGATCAACAACATCAGCAGTGTTGTTTGTGGCGTCACAGATAACTAGGAAATCTGTAATACCCTGCTGTGCTTGAATCTCATTGAGGTAAGCATTGATTGCAGAAAGGAATCCACCGCGAGTGGTTTCGTCGTTAATTTCAAATAGAACTCCCTTAGCGAGGTTCTCAACTCTCTTCTCAACGTTGAGGAACAAGCGACGAACATTGATTCTGTCAAACGCAGATGGTGCTGCGAGAGCAGTCTTGTCGCCAAACAGAACAGCACCAGTACCTGGGAAGGTAACGATTGGGTTGATTCTGTTTTGATAGAGTTCGTCTCTATCTGCCTTGTTAGGATTGAATGCAAGTTTAATAACGTTTCTGATGCCACCACGGTTTAGACCTGCGGGAGGAATCCAGTCAGCGACTGTCTCGGAAACGTTAACACATAGACCAGCAACGTCACCGTTGCAAGGTACATAACGGTACTTGTCATTGAAGCGGTCATACATGTACTTGTATCCGCTGTCTAGGACTGCGTATGAAGTAGATGTGATTGAGTTGAAGAAGTTGATTGTGTTTGTTCTCTGGTCCGCAGCAGCAAGAGCAGCACCACCAACACCGATCTGGTTATACTTGTGAGGAGATACGAAAGCGATGCAATCTTTTCTCGCTGCAGCAAGTGCAACAACCTTCTGTGCCTTGGTTAGAGTGTCTGACTCAGATCCCATTGATCCACCCATGAGGAGGAAGTCAACGGTTACTGCTTCGGTATCTGCAAAAAGGTCATACGCTGAGGTTACTTCACCAGCAGTGTATGAATAATCGTCAGTACCACCAGAAAGAGTTTCTGTGTTAAGTGCTGCTAGGAGCAACTTGTCTCCAGAAGAAAGAGCACTTGATGCCTGACCCCATGCAACGCCACCACCTGCGGAGGTTGGCTCTACTAGACCAGTCAAGTCTGCACCGTGGAAGATGTATTCAGACTCAGTGTTTACGATATCCTTGTAATAGATGTTAGCGCCTTCAGCACTCTTAGCATCGGATAGTTTGGAGAGGTATGTCTTTCTCTCTAGAACTGTATTAGCAGCACCAGAAATATCGCCAGTTGCGTCAATGACAGCAATGTGAACTTCGTCGTATGATAGACCTCTAGAAGAAGCAAATTCTGAAGTTCCAGGGCGAGGACCAACTGCAGATAGTTTTAGACCAGTTGAACCGATTTCGGTATTTGTGTACCAGTCTTTAACACCTGTGATTGCGATGTTGTCATCGCTTACAGTATTGATCGTGAGGGTTAGATCAGCAGTAGCACCTGTTCCTAGGTTTGCTGCTGGGCAAGTAACTGTGTCGCCTTGAGCATATCCAGTACCACCGCTAACGATAGCAACGCCTGTTACAGCACCACCAGCGTCAATGGTAACGTCAACTCTTAGACCAGATCCAGAACCACCAGTAGGATCTACAGTGTGAACACCATTCTGTGTACCAACACCAGCATAGGCACCAGCAGTAACTGCTGATACAACACCATCTCCTGGTTCGTCAAAGATCTCGGAAGTTGTGAGGAGAGTTGAAGGATTTTCTAGGATGACTGCAAGTTCATTCGTGGAAGCATTCCATGAATAAATTCTACCTGCCTTTCCGCTCACAGTAGTGAAAGCGGTGTTAGCAGCAGTAGTTGCTGGGGCAGATGCCAGAGTTAGAATCTGGTCAGCACCACGGTCAACTGCTACAACTAGCAGAGCGTTACCATGGGAACCAGCAGTTCTTGCTGCATATCTTTCCCCAGTTCCAACACCTGCGGTCCAGTCATCTTCGTTTCTAATTAGAACTGCGCTACCGTCTGCGGTTGCATTTAAGACGCCAGTCTCAGCACGAACAACTGCCAGACTACCGCCGTATCCAAGAAACTCAGAAGCGACTAACCAGTCTTCTGCATTCGCTTCCTTGGGCTCGCCAAAGGTGGAAACGAAATCTTTTAAATTATTGATTGATACGATTTCACCGATGGGTCCTTTTTGGAAAGACGACGCAAACGCTGCAGTGATGCTTGAGGCACCAGTAATATTAGCATTTGTAAGGTCGCGTTCCCTAAGGATAACACCAGGCGAGACTTGACTTGCCATCTTTAATCTCCTTTAGAAAAATCAGAATAGATCTGAAATTATTTATTCTTTGGGAGTCTTTCAGGGGGGAAACACTGCACGAACACACTACCAGTCAGGATACTCCCATCTTTTACTATCCAAGTTCCTTGATTTAAGCACTCTTTTCTTAGTACATTCCTTGCATTCGTATGAATATGCTGACGGAGTTGTTCGGTTTTTTCTAATCTTATAGAAATCATTCATCAATTCTTTAGTGATACCACATGATCTACATTTCCTTTCTGTAAAGATCAGATGGTCTAGTGAGAATTGATCTTCTATATTCATCAGTAATTCCACATGTATGATACTTCTTCTTGTGTCGTTCCATACTCCCAAACGGTGCCGTCTGCGTCAATGAAGGTATCGTCACCCATGCCATCATCAATAAACCCAAAAGGAGCCATGTCTTGCTCAATTTGATTTCGCTGTTCTTCATAAATTCTCCTTCGGATATCTTGATCCGTCATTTCTTTAAAGTATTCTTGCATGACTAACCATGCGAAGAGAACCATACACATTACAAGGTCATCATGGTATCCTTCATCTGCTTCCCATGCCTGTTTCTTCTGAACAAATGTGGTAAGCTCTTGGAAGATCTGGAAGTCATTAAAGAGTAGTTTGTCCTCTTCAATAATTGCTTTGAGGTTAGCGCAACCAATTTTCTTCACGGTCACGCTCATCTTGACACCTAGTTGTGTTTTGTTTCCTGAGAATCCTTGTCCGACGATCTGACCCGCTCTGCCACGCATAGCACACATAAGGACGTTAGGATACTCAAGATCGTAATTGAGAGTTGCAGCAATACTATCACCGATATCATTGACTTCTACCAAAACGTAAGGGTTATTATATTCTTTACAGACTTGAAAAATTACTGAGGGAAAGAGTACAGGTTTAATCTCATTATTTCTGTACTTCGCAACGATCTTATACGGCATCGTGGTGATATCAAACACGATAAAAGCACTGTAGTCGCCACCGATACCTCGGGCAACGTCAACAGTAACAATGTATTCGTGATCCTTTTGCACTCTCTCATACACGTCAAGTCCTGCATTGCTCGCTATGGGATCGTGGAATGGGATGTTCTGTAGTTTGGATGGACTGATAAGTGTATCAGCAGATCCTAGGAAGTCACACTCAAACTCTTGAGAGAACTGCCGTGGAGATGTGTTCTTGATTGTCTCTTCTTTCCACTTGGCATCCCTTCCTGGGACCTGCGACCAGTGGACTTCATTAGTAACATAATCATTCTTACCTCTCCTAGCATCTTCCCACATCTTGTAGAAGTGGTTCATGCCATTCGGCGTGGAAATGATTATGACTTTTGTGCTTTTACCAGAAGTAATAGTAGGATAAACAGAGGCAAAGAATTGCTCAGCAACGTGATTTGGGACGAACGCGAACTCGTCCAGAAAGAGGATGTTAAACGACATACCTCGGACAGCACTTGCAGACGTAGAAGCTGCCAATATCTTACTGCCATTTTCTAACTCCACATTACCTTTGTTCCAAACCAGGATACCATGCTGCATCCACTTTGGTAGATTTTCGTAAGCAAGTTGTAATCTTCCTAAGAGTTCACGAGCGGTACTAGCTTTGTTAGCAAGAATACCAATGTTAACACTATCGTAGAAGATAGCATAATAAAGAAGATAGGCAACAACGGTGGTTGACTTGCCAGTCTGTCTAGGAAGTTTTGCAATGTTGAATCTATTCTCATGGAAGTCACGTAGAATTTCCTTTTGAAAATCATACATCTTGAAAGGCACTAGACCTTCATCAAGAGAGATGATCTGAATATAATTCATAGCAAAATAGATAGGATCATTTTTACATTTGATCCATTCATCAATTTGCTTCTTTGTAAACTGAATTGGAGTTCCCGCCTTCTTCAGGTTCGGGTTACCCAAATATACATCACTATTAGTTGCCACGAAAATCAGTCCACTACTGGACTATTTATTTTAAGATTATTCGTTATAAAAATCTTCCATTTTTTTCTTATCTTCTGGAAAATCTTTTTCAATGACTTCCAATCTTTTTGCCCAGGTGTCTCCACCATCAGATCCTCTCTTGGGATTGATGCACTGGTGGTTTCCTAGTTTATTACAAACGAGTCCAGCAAGGTCCAATTCATTTCCTTTCTTACCTGTGCCAGACCAGTAGTGTTGTCCGTTAATCCAGACAGCACCACACTTCGGACATTCCGCTCTACTCACAGATAGATCGGACAGTTCTTTATCGTTCATTTGTTGAGTTCCTGTAGCATTTTTTCAATGTTCGCGGTGTCTTTAGAAAGTTGACGGTGTAGTTTTCTACGCATCATTTCCATTCTAAATCTAATCCACGCAAAACGTAACTGGAGATCAACATAAGCAAAAAACCTCATCGTTGCTTCAACCCCGCCAACGGCAAAGAGGATTAAAACAAAGACGAGGATCATGTAAGTTCCGTACATCATGTGTTACATCCAGCTACACTTAGTATAGTGTATCTAGGAAAAAATAGTGTAAATTTATATTACGATTTTATAAGTGTCTCTTTACATAAACATTACAACTTTATAATATACTGGTTACTTTTAGAGAGATCCATTGGCACGTCTGATTTCTCTGAGTTCTTCAAAGTCTTTTTTCTTGGTTCCGCCATCGTAACTCCAAGCGTAACCTTCTGTAATCATTTGCTCATTGAGTGAAATTTCTGCATCTCCAATGTAGAGCCACCCGAGAAGACGCCCATACTTGCCCATACCGCCAACAAGCTCAGTACGGATAACAAGATCATCGTCGCCACTGATAGCACCCTCAAGCTTGTCCTTAAGCCAGTTGGTGGCATCGTATCCCAATACTTTTTCTTCAGCGTCCTTAGTTCGTTTTTCTGGTGTGTCCACTCCTGCCACTCGGACCCTTTCTTTTTTATAAAGGTCAAATCCAAGATCAATCGTGACATCAATTGTGTCCCCATCAACTACTCTATTAATCTTTATCACTCGGAAGTTGTAACAACTCTTCCGACTCGGGGGTGTCATTGCTCCCATGAGATTCACGTTCATCAATTCCTAATATATATGCCACGATATAAAAAACCCCCGCTAGGAGCAGTATGATACTAAAGATCACACTCCAAACGGGGTCGTTAATATCATTCAGTGGGCGGAGTAGGAGGTTCATGACGACTAAAGGGTTCCCAATGTTCCCATCCGTATTTATGAACTGCCCACATACCTAAAATTGGAACAAAGACTAGGGCAAAAGACATTACTGCTAGAGCAAATGGATTCTCCATAGTATGTCTAACGAATAATTGTACGTGATGCATCATGCTGGATAATCCCACTTAGCTAGTCTTTCGGTTTTATGCTGCGGACCCCAAGTGCCAGGATGATAAATGAAAGGAGTAGTCCGAATCGGACAAGTGTTACCAGTACATAGAAGGTCATCTACAATTCTCCACGATTCCATTACCTCATCTGCATGTACAAAGTGTGACTGATCACCATTGATAGCATCATACAAAAGTTTTTCGTATCCATCAACTGCTCTGTCCTGGGGATAAGCGTGTGTCAATGTTGCAACTTCTAGATCATCATTTAATCCAGGTGCTTTGATATCCATACGGATATCAAGATGAGGATTAGGCTGTAAACGCATAACGATACGATCATTTACTTCGCCCTCGTATAATTTAAGCGGAGGTACTTTTAATTTAATAACAACTTCTACACATCCATAAGGCATACACTTGCCAGTCATAAAGCGAAAAGGAACTCCCTCCCAACGCCAGTTATCACAGTATAAAGTACCAGCAACATAGGTAGGAGTACCGCTGTTAGGATCAACGCCCTCCTCATCACGATAACCAATGTATTGTCCAAAGATCGTATCCTCCTTTAAACGAGTGGCAGCAAGAACTTTCGTTTTTTCGCGGCGAACTTCTCTTGCATCCATCTTGCAAGGAGGTTCCATGGCAATCAGGGAAAACACCTGTAAGATATGATTCTGTAGCATATCGCGTACAGCACCAGCAGTCTCATAGTATTGAGCACGACCATCACATCCGAATGTCTCAGTCGCAAAGATCTGAACCTCTTCTATGTACTGGCGATTCCAGAGTGGCTCCAATAATATATTGCTAAAGCGAGTGGCAAGAATATTATTAACAGTATCTTTACCGAGATAATGGTCAATGCGATAGACTTGTTTTTCGCGTAGATTTCGCTCCACCACAGACTGTAGAGCACTAGCAGATTTAAGATCGTACCCAAAGGGTTTTTCAATAACAATACGGGATCTTTCTGAATCGTTGAGTCTTCCTGCTTCTTTGAGATTGATGATAGCATTCTCATATCTTTCTGGGGGTACAGATAAAAAATAGGTGTTATCGTGTAGATAATCGGGAAGATGTGATAAAGTATCTGGATTGTCTAGATCTACCGAAACGTAATCTAGTTGACGTAGGAATTCTTCTGGATAATCGCCAAGAGATTCTTTCCAAAATCTTGCTCCAGGATCTCTTCTAGAGCAACCAGTAATTAAAAAATTATGTGGTAAAAGATCTTTCCTCCATAGTTTGTATAATGCTGGGATTAGTTTCTTCTTACAAAGGTCTCCCGTTGCTCCGAAGATAACAATTCCTTTAGTGAGCAGTTCCGTTTCCATCGTAGTCGTCGCTGTCGTAGTATTGAGTTTCACCTTTATATGCTCCAAACCAGATGGTGGCACATACAAAGGGTATTGAGATCCATAGTAGCGCATTACCTAACATGATGACCACCAAACATAAATCTCATTCCATTTAGAATCTTGGATGCGAAAGCGCCAAGATTGCGCGAATTAAAACGTTCATACAACGCAGTGCTGATGACAGGAGCGGGTACGCCAAGATCCACAGCAGCATGGACAGTCCAACGACCTTCGCCAGAGTCGCTGACCCCCCCACCGAAATTATTAAGGTTGTTATTGCTCCGTAGAACATCAGCGGTAAGATCAAGTAACCAAGACCCAACCACAGAACCACGACGCCATAACTCAGCCACCTCAGCACAGTCAATGTCATAGCAATAATCGGCAGGGTTGTCCATTGGGGCAACTTCTGCATCTCCTTCTTTGACATACTTAGAACCAGCGTTTGCTTCATGGAGAATGTTGAAACCTTCGGCATATGCTTGCATTATACCGTATTCAATCCCGTTGTGGACCATCTTTACAAAGTGACCTGCACCAGGACCACCGCAATGTAACCAACCATATTCTGCACTGGTCTCGCGACTTAAAGGATTAGTGCGAGGGGCAGCCCCGATACCTGGGGCGAGTGCTCTAAAGATAGGCGCACAAGTGGCGACCGCAGTATTTCCGCCACCAACCATAAGACAGTATCCACGCTCCAAGCCATAAACACCACCACTAGTACCACAGTCAATATATTGGATGCCCAACTTAGCAAGCCTTTCTGCCCTCTTGCGAGTGTCCTTAAAATTGGAATTGCCATGATCAATAATAATATCACCCTCCACACAAAATTGTAGTAAGTCATTGATTGTGTCCTCTACTGTTTCTGCTGGTACAACCATCATGAAGACACCAGGGGTTTCTCCAGTGGTTTTGTTTGAATGCACTACTTGAACAAGGCTTTCCACAGAAGCGGCACATCCACTGATATAACCCTTTTCATATTGTTCTTCAGCTTTTGCATAGTTGTTTCTGTAACCCCATACTTCGTGTCCTGCTTTGATTAGGCGGCGGGACATGCCTTCTCCCATGCGACCTAATCCAATAATACCTACTTTCATTTTTCTTTAAATAATTCTTCTATTTGTTTACGGGCATCTGCCATTTTTTTATTCTCGCGTTCAGCATGTTTGTATCCATGCTTGCCCGTTATGATAAAATGACCTTGACATATCATAGTTATGCCAAATAAGAACAGGGTGATTACCCCCGCCCATTCTACAATGTGATATTGAGCCATGGCAAAACAGGGGGAATCACTCCGATAAGTCTGAGCAGACCCTCAGCAAAAAGTGCAAGAACAACCCAACCAACACACATACTAATAATTGAAGCATTACGATTATGTTTGCGTATTGCAGCATCAATCATCTCCTGCACTCTTTCTTCTGTTATTCTTTCGGGAGGTTCTACATCCTTTCCCCAGTTCTTAAACATCAAATCATCTCCATTGCTTTTTGTAATTCATGAGCGTGGGTTAATTCATCATTCAAGATCTCAAGAATCTTGTCATCATGTCCGTTCAAAGCGAGATACTTTGCATATGTCGTAGCGGCATGAACCTCTACTTCATAGGACAAATGGTAAGCAGCGCGAGGAGCCACCCAATAATAAACCACGTTGCTCCAATAGTAGATAAGAACGAGGTGTTTGGCAACAAAGCGATCAATAAAATAAAGATTACCGCCCCGACTTTCCATGTATTCCAGATGCTCTGTTTCATTGATGGATTGTGCAAAGTGCTCTTTCATCAAATATAGATGCTCAGGACCACGAAGTCCCATGCTCTCACGAAAATGTAATACGCTTAAGAACGCAAAATAGGGTGCCCGAGCGATTTCCTCAAGCACCCAAAAACGTTGATAGTCTCTACCTCTATAAAGATAGTCAATAATTGCAATGGTGATTTCTAGTACAACAACGTTGAACTTTTTCATCACTCAACATGCACAGTACCAATCATGCCAGCACCTTTGTGAGGACCACACCAGTAAGTATAGTCACCTGCCTCGGGGAAGGTTACATCAAACTCCTCACCTGGCATCATTGCGAGACCTTCATGTGAGATTTCTGGATGATCTTCTACAACCACATTATGTGGAGGTAGCATGTTGTTTACAAAATGAACAGATTCTCCTGCTGCAATAGTAACCTCTGCGGGTTCAAATACTAAATTGCCACCAAATCCCATTTGAACGTCAACTGCCCATGCAGGTGCTGCTAGGAATAGTGTTGCGAGAAGTGCAAAAAGAAACTTCATATAACTTATACAACTATGTTATCTAGGAGGATCCTCCTTCCCAGGAAACAGTTGAAGCCCTTTGTAACGTGAATTTGTTTTGACTTCCTGACTTATCATCTCGCCAAGTTCGTCAGCACATTGGCACCAGATCTGTCTCGCCTCTGGCGCACCTAATGCTTTTTTTCTTTCAGGCGAAACCACTCCCTCCATAATGCGGCACACTCATCTGATTTTTTCTGGAGATGCGGTTCTCTGTACACTATCCTACGTTGTTCTCTTCTTCGTAATATGAAAGTTTGTCAATAAGTTTCTCATACTCTTCCCACATGTATTCAGAACCAGTCTCTTCCTGGTAATTTCTACACGCACGAATAAGTCTTGTGATGTCGTCGGAATTGAATTTCATCATAGTAAAAAATACTCTTTATAATTATAAAGTCAGAGGGGTAAATATGTTAAACCTTCAATATTTCCTAAAGATTCACTACAAAAAGTGTTGAAAGATAGACTAATTCTTTCTTTTGTGGATTTATTTTGTGGAACTGCGTGTTTCAGGTGACTGGGAAAAAGTAATAGCGTTCCAGATTCTGCAAGCAACGAAAAATAATCTGTTGTAAAATCCGTAATATATTTCTGACTAAGATGAAATTGAGAAACTACATCTTTGTAAAAAGATATTTGCGGCATATCATTTTCTAACTGCAAATAAAATACCCCACTAACAATACTATTTGGATGGTTATGTATTTTATGAGATCCTCCAGAAGCACTTCTATTAATCCATGACTGAGTTATATTCAGTTTATGATTCGTTGCTAAAATATTATTAGCGTATTCAAGAAGTCTACAGTCAATAAACTTCTTGATTTTTTTAAATGGATCTGAATTTAGGATAAATGTATCAACAGATTGTTGATTTGTATCATTGCTTCTATATTCAATAGTATCAATATAATCTAAACTATCCGTTAAGTCTAAAAAATATTGAGATCTTTGTATCGGTGTGGGAAATAACGAAAGAATTTCACTTTTCATATCAAATTAACAATTCCAGGCTCTTAAAGATTTATTAATTCTGCTGTCAGGATCCTTAGCTGTTTTCTTGCTAGTTAGTTTAGACTTCATGCCTTTCATTCTAGCGCAGAAGGATGCCCTCCTGGGATTTCCAACCTTCTTGCTTGGTGCTTTGAGGTCAGATCCAGGATTTTCTCTCTCGTAAGACTTGCGTCCTTTTTCGTTGAGTCCTCCTTTTTTGTTCTGTCCTTCTTTTCTGGTCCAGGCTGATTCGTTGAGCTCATGCCTTAACTGTTTGAACGACTTCATATTTATACCTCGGTTAGTAGCAGTAAATCAAATGCTGCTGTATAACGACCATTGTTTGATCTGGTTGTCAATCTTAGATCAATATCAGATTTCTCTGGGATGCGGATTGGGAATGAGAAGTCATAATCATATTGACCACCAGCACCAGCA